TAAAACATTAAATCCAAGGTTATACGCATGATTTGAAATCTTTGTTAAGATTGTTGACTTACCCACACCTGTTGGTGCCAAGATAACCCCCAATTCACCTTTTGCTAAACCACCTTTTAATAGTCTATCAATACCAGGTATTCCCATTGGTATTGGATGTCTATAATCTTCATCTAACACCTGATCTAGGTTTGAAAAAACGTTCATCATAGTGGTGTCTTTTGACCCAACCAATAATGCTTCTCTAACCATTTCCTCTAGGGTATCATAGTTTTCAAATTCACCCCCATCAATAATCTTTTGTGCTTGTTTCATAACACGTTGTAATTCTTGTTGTTTACAAAACTTCAACGCTTTTTCTTGTACAAAGTCGGCACCCTCAATTGGTGCGTTCTTAATTTTCTTAATTGTATCAAGAACAACTTTAATTGCCGTTTCTTGTTGTAATTCAGACTTAGCCACCTGTTCTAGTGTATCAAATGATGGTGTGTGATCATATTTTTTATGATACTCTTTAATCATTTGTATAATGATTTTAAAGTATTTGTTTTCAAAATAGTTGTTTTCAATCACCTCAATAATTGAATGTGAAAACTCCTTATCTAATACGATTTGGTTAAGTAGTTGGATTTGGAAATTGTTTCCAAGATATTCAAAGTTTTTGTTTGTCGCCATAGTTTTTCTTTCTGTTAGTAATGATAAATACTACTAATATTAGATAAATTGTGGATAGAAATAATTAAAATTTTTACCTGAAAAAATGTCAGTTAACTCAGTAAGTATTGTTTTTAGCCTTGGGCGTAGGTCTACGGTGTATCTTACCTTTGGTGGGTATACTTTCGCATCAAAAACTCTATGACAAATTGTCATATTATCCACCTTAATAAATAAATTAAAATTTTCATCACCCTCCGTTATTGACGTATTTAACACGTCAGGATTTTCCCCAATCTCATATTTGTTTTCCAACATATATACGACAGTTCGCATTTTTAAATTATTTTGTAAATCATTACAAAACATTCTAATATAATCATAAAACTCTTCTGATTTATGGGCGGTTTTATTATAACCCTTTACATTAAAAAATCGTTGTACAACAATATTGTCGTTACACGTTAACAAAAACTCTACTTTTGTTGCTTCTTGTTCTTTCATTTTTACTTTTTTGTTCTGTTTCTAAAATTTGTTTTTTCTTTTCTTGATAACTTTAAAAATGGTTTTAAAAACCCAACCCAAGCGTCATCACCTTTGGGTAAATATTTGAAGAACCCGTCTTCCATCATCATCTTGATTAGATTTCTATAACCCCTACCCTCTGGATCCAATGTCTCGGAGTAATATTCTCTAACCAATTCCTTCCCCTCTTCAGATATTAATGGATCGGCCAAATCCACAATCTTCTCATTCACAATAAAAAACTCATCACCAAAAATACCTTCCTTTGTTCTACCAGTTAAAAGATTTTTTAGTACATTATTGTTTTTATCTTCTTTCAATAACGTTTCCGCCTTTGTTAAAATATCGGTATATTTTACTTCTCTGTCAAGTACTTCAGGAAATAATTTAAGAAATGTTTTTTCACCCAAATAATATATACCATCAATATTATCCGAATTGTCACCAGTTAAGATTTTATATGTCTTAACATTATAATGTGGTATTTCGGACTCATAAAACTTAATGGTATCACCGTTTTTATAATATTTTTTGTGTTGCGGTGAATATATTGATACCTTATCCGAAATAAGTTGTGTTAAATCCCTATCTGAAGAAAAAATGGTCTTCTCTTCATCCTGGGATATTTGACAATAATATGCTATCAAATCATCCGCTTCCGAATGTTCAATTTCCAATTGTCTTACAAACATTTCTTCAAGGTATTCTTTTACCCTTTCTTTTTGTTTTGTAAATGATTGATCCTTAGAGTCTTGATCGTCTTTTTGTTTACGATTCAACTTGTATTTTGGATATAAAAGTCTTCTTTGTGATGAACCAGTTTCACTATCCCAGAATACAATAACCTTATTGTAATTGGTTTCTTCTAAAAACTTTCTTAATGTATTTAAAAAATGCCAAGTACCACCAACGTGTTCACCTTTGTTAAAAAAATCTTTAACACCATTTATACCGATTTTTAGAAGGTTGTTCGCGTCAATAACTAATGTTTTAGTCATTTACCTCTTCGTTTGATTGGTTTGATAAAACTGGTTCTTTTTCTACAATATAATCAACAAAAAACTCACTAAATATTGCTTCCATTACTGGAACACATATTGAATTACCCGCTAACGCAATATGTGCTCTAGTTGATAATGATGTTGTTAACATAACGTCAATATCAGAATCTTTAACACCCATAAACCTATAACCCTCTCTAGCGGTAAGTGTTCGTACCCTACCATCTGGTGTCATAACCTGGGGGGATCCACTTGTCGTTAAACAAGGTGAACAAGCCTCTAACGAGTAAATACGTCTCATTTGATCATAGTTAATATCATCTCTCCTTGCAACCAATTTACAAACAGTATTTTGTTTTGCTTCGTGTAATGTAAATGGACAATCAACAAACAAAGACTCATCAATGTTACTATCAACAAATGACATCATTGGTACTTTAGGTTTTTTATATCTGTCAACATTCATCATTTTCTGTTTAACATCATCTGGATTACCGTGTAATACCGAAATCATAAAAACCCTCTCTCTATTCTGGGGGCAGCCAAAATCAGCACCGTTTAATAATCTCCAGTAAGATGAATACCCAAGCCCTCGTAAGAAATAAATGTGTTTTTTAAACGCTTCATAGTGGTTTTTTGATACCAGATTCTTAACGTTCTCCATTAATAAAACCTTTGGTCTATTAACAGACAAAAGTCTTTCAACCTCATACAATAACCCACTTCTTGTACCTTCTTTAATTCCGTTTTGAACACCAGAAATTGAAATGTCTTGACACGGGAATGAGTATGTTAATAAATCACAACTAGGGAAGTTATTCTCGTTTACTTGTCTAATATCACCCAAGTTACCATTTTGTGTTGTGTGTAGTGCGTCATAACATTCGTTGGCCGCCTTAAAGTTATCACAGTTTGCAATAACATCATAATCCACACCAATATACTTTAATGCCAATTCTTGTGTTCCGTATCCGGAAAATAGTGAAATTACTTTTAATTTATCGTTCATTTGTTTTTTTTTATAAAAAATATAGGTAATAACTTAATTGTTGTCAAATCTTAGTTTTATTGTTAATTCTGTTTTCATATTTAATTTTATATCTATCAATCCAAATTAAGTCACCATTTAAATATAACGAAGTTATTTCATCATCAGATAAAATAGGTGTTGTTCTCAATTTGTACGTTAAACCATTTTTTTCACAAAAATCTTTAGCAGCGTCTGCCTTTGCTTGCACTAAATTAGTTTTCCATAAATTTTTAGGTTTACATTCAATCATATATTTTCCATTTAAAATAAAGTCGGGGAAATAGTTCTTCACCGATCCTTCGTAATTGAATGTGATTTTATATTTGTTGATCTCACCGCTCTCCCACTTTATATTATATTTTTCAATAACATTAATCATATATGATAACTCCAACAAACTTCTGAAGTACCAACCCTTGTACCACCCAGACCATCCGTTTCCAGAACCATAAGGTGGAGTTTTACCAAACCAATAATTTTTTTCACCTTTAACCGCTTTCTTTAACGAACATTCATCATTCATTTTGTCGGCAATTTCTTTACCGTATTTTTCAACCCATATCGTATAGTATGATCTACCTCTCATTGTGGTATTTTCTTTCATCCAATCACTCAAAAAATTACGATATTCTTCCGATTTTATTTTTTCATAGTATTTTTTTCGTTTTTCACTATTGTTTGAAGTTTCAATCATTTTTTTCATTGATTCTTTCGTATGTTTTTTGTTGAAAAAAGGATTTCTTTCACCTTTCTTTAAACACGAAGAGCATAGTCCGGGGGTTTTAGACCTTTTTAGTGAACCATAATATATTGTCCTTTGAGTGAAATTAATAATTTTCCCACATTCTTTACAATTAATATAACAAGGTGTGTCAAAACGTATCGCTTCTTCACATTTAACGCAGTTAGTTGTTTCCATTTTTAATATAATCTTTCAATAGTTTATTAACTAGGGAAGAAAGATTTATAGATTTATCCTTAAAATATTGTGGTAAATCGGGGTCAATAGAAACCCCAATTTTTACTTTTTTATCTTCATCATTAATTTTTTTTCTTCCCATATATCAATAAATATCTATAAAATAATTAAAAGCGTAATTATTATGAATTTTTTTAATCTTCAAAATCTGGTTCTTTTGATTCTTCCAATGAAAAATCATTACCACCCATTTTAGTTGCCCAATAATCTGAAAATTCTTTTTTGTATTTATCTAACGATTCTTTTGTGTCTGAGATATAACCATTATGAACTGCGATAATTTTTGAATCTTTATAACCTAATCCGTTAACGTGATTTTTAAGTATTGATATTTTGGTTCGTATTGCGAATGAAATTTTTCTACCATTTTTTGTTGCATCAATATGATTAATTCCTGATTTTTTTTGATTTCCAAAAAGAAATATTAAACTACTAGCTAACCAAATTGCCTCGCCGCCCTTGCTTTTTATTTCAGGTTGACCGAACGGGTTGTCCGGAAGGAGAACCCAAGGCTGATTAACCACGATTAATGTATTATAATATGGATAATCTTCTTTTTTTGATTTTGAAATCCTTGAGTGTAGTCCCATACCGATTTTATCTGCTAATACTTTCGCCGTGTGCATTCCACCACCCTTTCCTTCGTATGTCATTTGACATGGTATGGATCCGATTGAGTCAAAACAAAATACAATACTATATGGTATATCCCCCTTTTCTTGAGCATCTAAAATTTCATTCATAAAGTCAGTTGCTTGTTCTAGATAGTCAAACGAATCATTAAATATAAACATTCCCTCCCATTCACCTTCTTCATTCTTTGTTGCTTGTAGTCCTAACTCTACGGCGTGTTCCCAATTCCATTTTTTTTCACTAATAATAAACACAGGTAAATGTCCTTTTTTTTGTGCATCCGCCGCTGCCAAAATCATTGCTGTGGTTTTTGAAGCGTTACTGTGTCCCAAGAGCATTGATATCCCCCCCATTACAGGGCCTGGTAATCCACACGCTTCCATAAATGCTTCACCGCAATTATAAAACGCCTCTGGTTTATATTTTGTTTTACTTGAGAACTTTGACTTAATATCCTCAAATTTAAATTCTTTTTTCTTAATTGCCATAATGTTTTTTATTTAAATATAATAAAATATGGGTACATTGTCAAGCAATATACCCATATGATTTTTTAAAAATTTAATTAGAATGGTAACTCTTCATCAACTTCTTCGTTGACTTGTGGGTCAACATATGTTGGTTCTGTTGTTG